CGTTTCAACATAATCGCCGTCAGCCTTCATGCGCTTTTCGGTGTCATCCTCACGCTCGATTATCCCCTCAGGAACCTGTATCTTAATTCTATATAGCTCAGACATTTGCCACCTCTTGTTCTAAAGCCCTCATAATTTCATGCTCAATACGCGGAGCGTAAACTCTCGCCGCTGTATCTACATTCAGCCAGCCGCTTGCAATGTGCTGTGCTGTCTGCTTCGAGCCTTGCACCAGTTGCGCGTAGCTGGCGTTATTGCCAATTACCGCAGTCCACCCAGTATTACGCATCTCAACTGCCCAGCGCGACCCGAGCTTTTCACTTCCAGGCCCACCGCGCTTATATGGCACGGTAATATCCCCACGCTTCAAATGATAAAAGAAGCCTTTCCTCACCCGCTCATTCGAACGGATAAGCGGATTCGCCATTGGATATTTTCGCGGATATTCCCGCAGCTTGCCCTGAAGAAAGCGCGCTTGATTAGCAATGACGGCTTTTACCCGCGTCATCTGCTCAAGCTTCGTCAGCTTAGCAATCAATTCCTCAGCACCTTCTACACGAATGCTTATTTCCATTATCTGCTCACCTTCTTTGGCTCATAAGCGGCTCCGCACCTGCATCGAGGATGCAGAGGAGGAAAAACGCCATCTGTAATTGGCTTTTTATGACGCGGACCGCAAACTGGGCAAACCATTTCATCATTTGCAGTCAACCAGATTGGTACTAACTCAATGCCGGTTTCTTTTGTCATTTGGTCAACCGCTGCACGCTCCCCTTCAACAACCGCCCTTGTTGTTTCCGTTGTGGCAATTAGCTCAGCCCGTCTTGGTGAATGCCAGCGTTCCAAATGCCGCGTTAAGTCCTCAATTGTCCAATTCTCGGTGAAAAAGCGCGGAACTGTTTCATTGACACCATCGTAAGTCGTTTGAAACATCTTTTGTAATAAGTCAGATAAATTCGTCCTTGCCCAATTAGCAGCTGTGTTATTCGCAAGCCCCCAGTCAATCCCTATACCAATCCCGTCAGCTAAATCCATTGCCGCTTCGATATAAGTATCCACCAGAATCGGCTCAACATCCTTCTGAATATCCTTCCAGCCGCCCTGCCAATATTCAGCTGGTACGTTCGCTAAGTTAGGTGGATCACCTAAATAATTGAGCAATTTGTCAAGCTCAACGCGCAAATCCTTACTCAGCACCCGCGCTAACTTACGCTCAATCTCGTAGCGGTCAATCATGGATAACCTCTCCACGCAATTACTTGGTCAAAAACCCGCCTCACATCCTCAACCGACTTCGCACTTTCCAAAGCCCCGCTTATCGCGCCGTGCAAGCTCGGCTCAATTATACTCGTCTCAAACTCGCGCAATCCTTTGCCTTCTTTAATCCGCTTTTCAGCCATACGCTGCCATCGCCGCAGTTCAGCTTCCTGTTCGTCTACTTGCTCAGGTTCGCGCTCATCCAGCTGCTCTTGACGCGCATTCAACATCGCCGCTTGTTCATCAGTCAATGTGTAACCGGCCAAATCCAGCGCAAGCTCAATCGGTATTCCAGCAAGCACAAGCTTATTCAGCAGCTCAGCTCTATCCCCTTCATCCTCTTGGAATATATCCATTTCCTCAAACTTGAATTCCAGCCGCATACCATCACGAGCCAATAATTGCATATTCAGAGCATCCTCAAACAACCGTGCACGAGGCTTAATGGTATCCTCATAAAACGATAAGCGGTCTTCTTGTGCGGTTGCGTAGTTAGCCGCCTCGCTATCCAGCAGCGTCTGCTTTATACCAAACGCCATTGCAATATTCTTTTTGGCTATTGTGTCCAGTTCCGGGAATGCCAAGTCTTTCAGCGGCGGCGTGAGAGTTGTGGCTGTAATTGAACCTGCACGCATTCCAACAACACGAAAAGCATTCTTAATTGCGGTCGCTGACCTTTTGAACCAGTTTTGAACGCGCTCAATTTCGTTCCGGTCGTTCGTGTCAATGCCCAATAGCGTGACCGGCATCGCCCCGCCCTCAAAATACATCTCGGGAAACTTGCTTATCGCATATAGCAACTTAGCGTCAATTTTGGTCGCAATACCAGCACCTACGCCCGGCAATATATCCTGTGATGGATCATACTCGCTGATGTAAACCATTTCGTACTTGCCAGTGTTCAAGTCGTTAGCCCAGCTTGCCCCGCTGCTATTCTGCTTGAATGTAATGACGCCCTTATCATACTTTACCGTCATGTCAAAAGGATTTCTGTATCGTACATCCTTGCGATAGCCAGTCTTGTTTGTGATAATTTCACCAAACGCTGCACCTGATAATAAGCATGAAGCTTCCCAGCGCCACAGCAATTCGCCAAGTTTAGTCGGATACGGCCACTCAACCTCTTTATCCTCGCCCTTGTAGAGTTTCACCGGAACGCTTGCAAGCGCATCGCATCTGAGCTGCACCGCCCTAAAGAATATCGGCACGCGCTTATACAATGTCGCAACGGAGTCTGGCACGCCATCACTGGTGAGCACCTCAACCCATCCGGGAACGTTTGTTATCGTCTTGTAAGTGTCCGCCATCCCGCCTCCGCTATTCCTCTAACCACAATATTGTACCACCGCTGTTCGCCCCATACCACGCAATTGCTAAGCTCATCACGCAGTCATCATTCATTCCGTCCGGTGCAGAATAACTAAACCCGCCCGATGCGTTGCGCTTGCTCTCAAAACTCAATAGCTCACCAATAAGCATAGGATTATTAAGAATCCTGATTTGCCCATTTTCAAATGCAGCTTGCAAGTTCTGAATAATAGATTGCTTCGTTGCCGAAGTCGTTGTAAATGGCACGATGTTTAATCCGCGTGCAACTAACTCGTCAATGACTGGTCTGCCAATGCTGTTACTCTCAACCACCATCGAAGTCAAATGGTAGCGGTGATATACAGCTTCTAACCGATCAATCAGCACCGGATAATCCACACGATTGAATCGATCAAGGTAAACCATCTCTTTTGATTCCGCGTCCAGCACCGATACAACTGTAAAGTCAACCGAAGCTGCAACGTCAACACCTGCAATGTACTGCTTGCCTTCTTCATACTCTTTTGGCTCTAAAACAGCAGCCTCTTGTACCCGCCTGAATACTCCGCCGGCGTCGTCAATAAACTCTGCCAAGTATTCCTGCCTGAATATCATCTCAGGCAAATCCCGCTTAGCTGCCTCAATTTCTTCTTTAGCGATAAACGGATTGCTGGAAGTCGGAAATGTCCACGATTGCCAACCTTCCTCACCGCTTACACCGCGTTGATAAATCTCCCAAAGCCAATTGCGCCCCTTTGGAGTTGAGATGAACAGCACTTTGCCTTGCCTATCCGATAATGCCGGTCTAATAGCCTCAGTCCACGCTTCCCGCTGCATAAACGCGCATTCATCCATTACAACAAAATCCAGACCTTCACCGCGCAATGAGTCTGGATTATCCGCTGATCTTACCGCCACAAAGCCACCGCCCGGAAAGTTTACCACTCGGTCAACCAGCCGTATCTCAGCGCCCGGTATCTTGCGCACAATTTGCCGCAATGGACGCCAGCCTACCTCACTGGTCTTATAACTCGGGCTGACCCACCAAGCCCGCCCGCCTTGCGCTGCCACATCCAAGCATTCATTCACACCCAAGCGCGTCTTGCCCCACCTGCGCCCAGCACTCAGCACCTTGAAGCGCGCATCTGAATTATGCACCTCAAGCTGCCCTGCATGCGGTTTAGCGTTAATCTTGGTTGTTATCAATGCTATCCCAATCTACAATAATCGCCCCGCCATTAGCACCCGTTATCTCAGTACGCTGCGGCGGCTTGCCATAAGCCATTTCGATAAACGCCATCTGCAATCGTGGATCTTTACTCTGCGCCCATTGACGTAATATAGCTTCTGCAACTGTTACAGTGTGTCCATTGATAATTAACGGCTCACCATTCTTTAGAGCAATCTCGTGGCTGATTGCCTGCGCAAGCTCTCTGAACGCATCAAAGTTCTTAGGTCGACCCTTACGGTTTATGCGCGGATCGCCTTTTTTGAACGTTCCTTTTCCAGTTAAATTAGCCACAATAAACCTGTTTCAACCTGTATAATTAGCGGTCGCCCTTCACGGAATTACACTTTCGGCACAATGGTTGAATGTTTGACAAATCATTTGTTCCACCCATTTTTAGCGGAACAATGTGGTCTAATGTATCAGAAGGTTTACCGCAAATTGCGCAAGGCTTGCCTTTCAAACCATCGTATTCTCCAGCATTATTTCTTGCATGAAATTCTGCACGCTTACTAATCAAATCCCGCAATATCATTTCATCGACGACCCATTGCGCCATTTCTTTATCACCAGAAAGTGCCAAGTCAACTGCATGACGAAAAACATACTCATACAATCGCAACGGCATTTTTGCGTGTTCCATTCGTTCTATTCTACGTCTAAATGAGATTTCGATTTCGTTTTTCATATCAATCTACCAATTCTGGCGTTCCACCAGTTACATCAACCCAACGCTGGATCGCCATATTAGAACTATCCCTGTTCTATAATTCGAAGCCGCTGCCTTCTCTTAAACAAGCCCTCTGCATATTCCTGCATTTCTTTTTGCGTCATTGTTTTTCCACTTCTGGTAATATAGGTTTTACCTGAGCGAAATAAATCAACTACACCCCGTTCTCTGCCAATTTGCCCGAACGCCCTCCCAGCCGTTCCGCTTATTCTACCTGCTCCACCACCACTTTTTGCCATTTTTTACCTCCTACCTAATTCTAATTTGATCATTCTCCGCGCCGATTTTAGGCTGGTTGCATACATGCTTGAGCGCCCGCCCCGAATGTTATATTTGTATTTCTCGCCCAATCTGCTTCCAGCTGGAACTCGCCTTATAGAAAAACCTTTCCTGCTTGCATATTCTCTGATACCGCCGCCGCTCTTAGCCATTTTTACCTCCTAATCGTACACATACCAGAATATCTCTGGAACAGAGCCCTGTACCCTTCTCTTGCGTCTTGTTTCTATAACCCTGCCCGTTCTCGTGTCGTATGTAACGCGTCGATTTGGGTACCTAATTGTCGTTCTACCACCGCCGCTTTCAGTTCCATATCCCCTTAAATAAGCACGGGCCAATAGTCTATTAACATATCCAGAACCTTTAGCCATTTTTTCCTCACACAATAATTAAGTTCATTTTTTCTTTCTTAACGCAAATACTGCTTGTCCACGATTATTCGTTCCAAGCCAAACCACTTGATAACCCCCTTTTCCGCCACTTCGAGCGCCATATTGTTTTAATAAATTCTTGAAAGCTTTTTCTCCATTTCCGCCATTTTTACCCATTGCCGATGATGTTCTGTTGTAATTGGAAACGTACTCACTTTGCGTAAATCCTCTTCCCCCAAAAGAACGCGCAATGCTAAATCCCCTACCACCGCTACCACCGCTCTTAGCCATTTCCAGCCTCCTTCATTGCTGTTTGTTGGTCTGGATACCAAATCCAGCCATGTTCTTTTGATAATGCTTCGGCAGCCTTACCGCCGCCGTAACAAATGAATAATATAGTCTCACCACCCGCATGTTCAACCGCTTGCTCATACTCTTTCACGGTCTCGTCAAGCCGTTCTGAATAAGCGCGAGTTGCATAAGCCTTCCAACCTTTAGGCACGCCGATAAACCGCAAATCGTCATGTCTATGCGAGATGTTCAAATCAACAATAACTGGTATTCCAACGATTTGAAACCAACGTGATAGCCAGCGCTTGCGATACATTTGCCAGATCGCCACAGCTCGTGGCATATCATCATAGATGCTAAAATTCACCTCAACAAGCGCATTGCAAGCAGAATTAGCCACGTCAATCGGGTCACGCCATAACGCTTCAAAGCGGTCATCGCTTACATAAAAATGATAAGTGCCAGTCATTCGTGTTTTTCTCGATCGTGTGCCCCATGCCATGAATGGCGCTTCTAATGCTGTGGCTTGCATTTTTATATCGAGCAATGGTATACCCAAATCATTATCCGTTCCCCAAACCGCATCAGGCACGCGGTAAATAAAATCGTCATCTTCTTCTGTTTCATTTGGCTCAACAGGCTCAGGCGTCCATAAGTCAATGTCCAGCTCCTTTTTATCAAATCCCCAGTCCAGCAAGTCGTCAAGCTCAAATTCGTTTGCCAGAACGTCAAAGTCCCATTCACCTGCAGCCCCTTTATGCAGATAGACCGTTAGCTTCTCCCGTTCCTTTTCGGTCAGCGCTCTGGAAGCCACCCGAACGTCAACCTCATAATTTGAGCCATATTTTTGGCTTAGAACCTTTAGCCGCTGATGCCCGTTATATATCTCGTTCCCGGGTCCTATAGCGATAATCTCCACTTGCCCGAATTGCTCGAAGCTTTCCTCTAACCGCTTAGCCTGCTTATCGGTGATCTGCCGCGGATTGCGTTCCCACGGAACTAACTCAGATAATTTGCGCTTTTCATTTGCCCATGTGATTTTATCTGCCATGGTTATATTATACACTATTGCAGCAAGTTAGCAAACATGCTAACATAATGCAATGCCGGTGGCAAGCGTTCGGCTGCTTCGTAAGTAGCACAACCCGGGTGCAAATCCCGCCATCGGCTTAGGATATCGTAATTATTATAATCCTAATTATCATGTTATAATTTATTTATGACCGCAACCGATACATTCAAAGCGTTTTGCCCCAATTGTGAAGCTATCACAGAGCAATGGCTGGTTGAATGCGATGACGAGATATTGATAAATGACAAGCCTGTTACAGTTCACCTGAAGTATTACCATTGTTTAGAATGCAAAGAGGATTACGAAGTCCCCTCTATTGACTATGACCCATTGGCAGATGCTTATCTGAAGCTCGGACTTAGAACCAATGATGAATTGATCGCCATTGTGGATATCCTCAAGATTGCAATGAATATCAAAGAGATGCGGCAATGGCTAAACCAAGCTGATTATGGATAAATTATCTCTACAAAGCTTAATCTCCAAAATTAGCATCGCAACGGGTGAAGAATATCACCTCACTGAATCCGATAAGCTCGCAATCCTCTCAGCATTCCACAAATGCGAAAAATGGCTAATCGCACTGCAAGGCGAAGGCGTCATCAGCGTCAGCGAACAAGAGCTGGAATATTTGCGGGATTTGGCTGATAACGTAGAGGGCGATATTAATGGCAAATGGAGCCTCGATAAACCTGAATATTTAGCGATACTCATAACGTTGCAAGACTATCTCAATGATATTCCTTGTAATTAATACATCACAGTTTGAGGTTTTCTTTACACCAAATGTAATGAATACCAAACTGAACTTCCGGTATTCATCTTTTCCTAAATGAATACAAACTATCAATTTTTCACTTTTGCGTTATAATAGTGATAACAGTACCCGCCACGCGAGGCAATCCAGCAGAGCTTTGCGCAAGCCGATGTTGGAGTTCGGCAACCTTATGGGCGCCCATAAGAAGCAGCCAGCGAACCGAGGCGGGTCGTTTATTTTAATCTTGTAATTTTTGTGAATTGTGTTATACTTTTGGTACAGCCTTTCATGGTATTGGCTGTCTACCCGGTTTATCTGGGCGCTACGTAGCGATTGCGCCGGTTGGGGTTCATTCCTGACCGGCGCCTCATTTAATCTTCTCCAAACATTTGCTCGACCGGAACATAATATTCCCACCTAATTTCCAAATTTGCACGTAAATACCACAACAATGGATCACCTTATCGGGGAAGATAACTTCATCGCAATCGGGCGCTAAATAAAAAGCCTTTCCAGCACGCAAACTAAAATTAATGTAAAGTAAGCCGAATAATAATATCCCAGCAGGTTCACCGGCGACATGCTCAACAATTTTCACTTCTCAATTTCCTTTTCAATGTACGAGTTAAATATCGCTTCTATCCCATAATCGCCCCAAAGGATGCCCTGCGCTTTTCTGGTAGCAGTTACATAGCCCTTATATGCACTCCAAGCATCTACAGCGGTTATCGTACCAATCCAGCGGAACTCTATCCCATTTTCCTCAATTAGCTTATCGTGGTGAATGTCCCCCAAATGAAACTCTCTCACCTTTGACGCTGCCCACTTATCAGGCGCTTCTACTTGCATCAAGCCTGACAAGCGCTTGCCTTCATCTCTCCCGTGTGCGAAGCCAATCAAATTGTTTTTCCACAATATATATTTCCGCGTGATCGGGCTCGCATCCACTTCAACATCATCCGCATTTGCATAGATATGCTTTAACGCAACCACCGCTGTATAACTCAGCTCTTCATCATGATTGCCGGGCACCCATAAAACCAAAACGGGTGCAAGCTGACGGAACTTTTCAATCGTTTCAATAAGAAGCTCAAGCCCGTAAGCATACATCTTTTTCCAGCGGGTGTCGGAATCAAGCTGGGTGCCAGCGGTCGTCTGAACTTTAGGATTGTCAAAATGATAAAAATCCTGACCAATTTGGTATACGATTTTGCCAATGTTGTAATTAGAACTGACGACCTTACTCAGAAGGTCGTCAATGGTAGCTCTGTATAATTGGCTGGCGATTTTCAGGTCAAAATCCGCATCGCCCGTCTCTTTTCCCCAAGCTAATTTCCCAAGATGCAAGTCAACAATTGCCGGCTCGAACATATATTCTTTACCATCACGCACAGCTCTCTTCACCGGCTGAACAGCGGGCATTTTGAGCTTCGAGATTGCATCGCTAATTGCCTCTAACGTCAGTGGTGAATTCGTGATCGGCTTTACCTTGATTGTTACGCTGTAAGAATAATTGGTAACTGTAACCGGTTCCCCATCATTGTTTTTGATTGTGCTATCCCAGTTGCCCTTGCGCAGTTTGCAATCTATAAGCTCCCACAACAGTGGGTCAAAGCCCATTTTTCTCATAACAGTTGCTGGGTCTGCAGCTTCGTTATCCGATAAGCTTATATCCCGGACGTATTCTCGCGTTCCGTCGCGATAATATTTTACAGTGTCTTCGCCCCTAACTTTATCAGATAACCCCTCTGTTTTCTCAATGTAAAGGCGCATTCCGGCAAGCATTTTACGAGCGTAGTCTTCTGTTAGACCGCCCTTACCAAAAAGACGCCGGACTTTCTCTCTGGCCGGCTCTCCTGAACGCTTCTCTAAAATTTGCCTCGCAAGATCATCCATACTATTTATCCTCTAAAAATAAGTCGGGCAGCTGACTGGCAAATTCAATATCCGCAATTTTCCAGTCTTCTGGCGGAATTTCTATCCAGTTTTCTTTGCCAGTTTTGAACAAGCGTACAGTTTCCATATCGGGCATTATCCACCACATCTTTTTCGTTCCCTCGTCAATATACACAAAGTGTGGCTTGCCGTTAGCAAGTAGGCTCGTCATCATTTAATCCTAAATAATCGTCAATAATTTCGATCGCCTCATCGGCGGAGTATGCCACTTTGCACAAGTAGCCCTGCTGAGTGGCATAATTTTGAAATTCTTTTTGGAGCTCGGTCAGCTTGTTCTTACCGACCTTCATTTCCAAAAATAAGCCGTGATATTTATCGGTTGGCAAAGGCAGAAAAATGTCGCTTATGCCAGCACGGAGACCCTCCGCCCTCATCTTGCCAGCCGTTGCTTTGGTGCGATAGCCCCCGTTCGGAATGGCAAACATCCAGCGAAGTAGCTCTGGATGCTGATAACGCGCCCACTCAAATAGTGCTACCTGCTCATCATGCTCGGTCATTTTGGCTCTTGAGGATACGGTTTGGATAGCATATCCCATTCATATTTTTCAAAATGCCCCTCATCCCAAGCAGCATTAAAATCAATCTGATAATCTTGCAAAGTATTGGCTAACTTTTTCGCTGCAATAAAAGCCCCTCTGGTTATTTTTTCTGCTTTGATAATTTCCTCTGTATTATCAAGCATCATGTGTAAACAAAATTCAACAATTGCTTTACAATACTTGTAATTAGACTTATCATCAAATTCTAAAGATATATCTATTATCGCATCCCTTATGTCCAGAGATATACGCAATAGATAACCGCTACCCTCTATTCGTCCAGAAGTTGGAATTAATTGTTTTTCAACAATTCTTCTACATAATTCTGTAAATTCTTTATAGCTTATTATCTTCATTTTCTCGCCTCTTTTATTAAAGCAACAACATTCACCACGATTGCCACAAGCGCAATCAGAAGCGTCAACCCAAGTGCTAAGTCGAGTAAGGTTATAGGTTCAGTCATTTCTGCTCCTCTCAACCTTCAAACAATTCACTTAGTTCTTCTGAGCACTTTTCACCAATCTGCGGCGGTTCCAAAAATCTAAACATTCTGGCGGTAACATCATAAGTGCCAGCCCATTCACCACTTTTCAGCTGATAGACGCGCGGATTTCCGTTTGGTGCTGGATTCAGCGAGCCCTCTATCATCAACCGATCCCCTTTATGCGCGCCGGCTGCCACAGCCTTTGCCTTTTCCCCGAACATGGAGATGTGCCACCAAACGGTCAACGTTGTGGGTGTATCTTGATCATTCCAGCGTTTTTCGCGTGTGTAAAACTGAAAAGTTACCACTGGTTGACCATCTCTTGTATATCGTAATACCGGTTCAGTTCCTAATCTACCAATCAAAATCAAATTCTGATACATTGCTATAACTCCTTTTCTCTAAATGTTTTCATTTACTCCAACTTTGCTGCTTAGAAATTCTGCTATCTTTATGGCTAATTCCGCCGCTCCCTGCTTTCCTAAATTCCTGACCCTCAATTTGATCAATCGGTCATAGCTCGCCCGTGCATAAGCCTGCCATAACTCTGGCAAGCCATCATAGATGTAAAGCAGCAGTTCACCTTCTTCATTTTTCATTTGCTTGACTGTTTCTAATAGATCATCTTTCATTTCAAACTCCTTTTCTAAAATCTTTGCCATTAAGTTTTAATACAGAGCAGCGATAGTCATCAGCCCTGCTTTGCATATACTCATCCATTGTCATCTCAGGCGGGAAGTTAGAAGCTAAGATAGTAATCAAATTACCATTGATTGCTTTCTCGTAGCGATAATCATAAAGTTCAGACATTGCGTTCTTTGAAAATTCCGTCATCCGCTCACGCCCATATTCATCAATTGCCAGAAAACGAATTTTTTTATAATCATCCATTCGTTCCCTGTAAACCGACTGACCACTTTTATCATCATAAGCTTGGCGCAAATTATCGATAAGCATATTATGGCGGATATAGTAAGCCTCGTAACCCTTATTCACGGCTTCAATAACAGCTGATTTTAGCGTATAAGTTTTACCAATACCAAAGCCACCACAAATATATAGCATGCCTTTGCCATCAGTAAACAACTTGCCAATTGCATTACGCATTAGTTTTACTTCATTAGTTTGCTTTAGCTTATCTACGCTAAACTCCCATTCATTACGTTCTAAGCCAGTTGAGCCATAATATTTAGGGCGATTAGGGCAAGGAGATGATAACCAATAACCATCCTGTTTTACATTAACCCAACCAATACCGCCGCAAATCTGGCAATCAGGAATACAAAGTTCACCCATTTTCTTCCTCCAATAATCCCACTTCGATCGCTTCTAATTCGTCACCGGGTTCAAGTATCCCACGTGCCTTCATATCTTTTAGCAGTCGTATCTTTGCATCCCTGCTCTGACTATTCCAAATACCACTAAAGTTGCTCAGATTAGGATTTGCTTGCTTATGCTTTGAATTATGCTTTGGTTTCTTAAAGTTCATCGCAAAATTTTCTGTTGATTTGATAGTTGAAACTGTGTACTTAGTTTTCTTCTGTTCGCGAATAGCCTGCCTATATTCTTCTGGCGTTAATCCAGCAGAAATAAACTTTTTTATTATTTCTAAATCGATCGCATATACCATTATTGGCTTGCCCAGTTCTTGTTGAAATACTTGTAGATAGTTATTTATTTCTGGGTCTCCTGCTTCGAAATAACCAAATCCTGTATTGGTTTCTTCATTAATGCCATCATTTTCTTTTTCAGCGCTTGCGCTTATATATGTATCTTTGGTATTCTTTGTGTTATTCTTTGGTATTGGTGATGCAAGATTTGCATTATCCATTTCGCAAAATTTGCAAGATGGCATTTCGTAAGATTTGCAATTTGGATTTTCCGCTAAGGCATTCAACTTTTCATAATTTATTGTGTACCAGAGAGTTCTATCATAACCAGCTTTATTATAATTGGCTGTTTCAACAAGTCCTAAATCACGCAGGTTTTTCAGGATGGTATAGATAGTGCGTTCACTAAAACAGGGGAAGTTATCTTGCCATTCTTTGATTGTGTTATATACCCACCAGCAACCGTCACGATAATGTTCAGCATCTTGCTTTTCTTCATAAACATTGATCCAATAATCAATTTGATTTAGTACAATTGCCTCGTTCAAGCCAATTCTTACCGCTAAATCCATTGAAAAGATCCTTGCCGACTTGCCATAAGTTAAAACTAAGTTCATGATTGCCTTCCTAAACATAAGGCTGGTCTCCAGCCCGAGCAGCGGGGTTGGAAGCCAGCCTTATATTCCTAATTAGGTTTGCTTTATTTTTGGCTGCTCATCTGTATATTCTAAACGATTAATCATAATTGTCAAGCCGTTTATTCTGTAACAATTTCTGGCGCCAGTGAGTTAGAACCAAGCTCGCTCTTCACCCATTCCCAGAGTTCTGTTTTCCAGAATTCTGCGCAGTATTCAAAGGATATATCACGCGTAAAGCCGGCATCCATTGCGCCATCGAAAGTTCTCAATGCCGCCCAAAATCCATCGTAATATCCTGACCTATAAGCCGCCTCGCGTTCCACATCAATATCGCTGGCTATATATTTTTTCATATTGCTCCTTTTCTGCCCGCATACAAAGCCTGCGGGCGGGCTGAGTTTCTTACGGATGGTCGATTAAGGCAGTATAGTTCTGAAAAATTTCCCTGAATAACGCTAAAACTTTTCTGCCGTCCTTAAATTGGTTGAACAATAGCTCTTCCTCGTCTGGTTCACTGATCCAGATGTCGCCAATAAAGAGGTGAAAACCATATATCTCATAAATGTCGACACCAGCATCACTCTTACGAAGCTCCTGTGATTTATCTCGATCATAATGTACAAGTAACCTAACTTGGACGTTGTAATCCCTGTACTTCGAATAGAACTTCACATTGAGCGTGTGACCATCGAACTTTACGATAAACCTCGTCTTGGTATCAATCTTTTCGATTAAATCTAACACCTCATCTTTTGTAATTACTTTTGACGAATTTTCCACTTTATATCTCCTTTTCTGTTGGCATACCAAGCCTACCAACGGGCTGCTAATTTGATTTACTCGATCACGCCCTCGGATTTCGCCTTGAGCAAAATCCCGATTGCCTTGAACTTCCGCTGATATTCAGTTTTTTCTTCAGGCGATAAATCAGGATTCTTCAGCGCTTTGCCAATGCCAATAGACATATTCTGCAGCGTCTTTGCCGAAAGCTTTCCGTAAGGTGTGCCTTCTGAATTGGTGACCGCACAGGCTTCCTCTAAAGTCATAAAATCATCTTGTGGAACTTGTATTTTTCGTTCAGGTTCAAGCTCAGTTTTAACTTTAGGTTCAGCTTCTTCAAAGACCGCATCAACTGTGACATCATCAATTACTTCAGCTTCGTCAATACTTACAACATTGCCTTCACTATCTACTTCCGCGCCCAGTTCTTCAGGCGTATAAACTGAGCTGCCATTTAAAGCATCAGGGCAGAACCAACGCACGCCATTGCTAATAGCACGGGCAAATAGCATATTACGCGGGAACTTATCTAAGTTCTTTGTACCTGCTTTGCGGGCATCTTCGACCGTGAAAGTAGAAGTCCCGATTTCCTCGCCGTTCTCATAGAACTTAATTTCGCAAACCGTATCATCCAGCTTTATTACACGATAATTATATTTTCCTGAACGCTTCACGGCTGCAGCCATCAGATTAGCACCGATAGCAGGTTTGCCCTGAATAATATGTATACCGTTGACGGATGCAAAGGGTCCAAAGCCAAATTCCTGTCCAGCCAAGATTTTAGTGATCGCTTTGCTAACGGTATCCAAATCAGTAAAATACTTACTGGCAGCCAAAGCTTTGGCTGCCTTTTCCAATTCGTCATAATTGGAGATGATAAAATTGTTAGACTTCACAAGCTCATTCATTTCAACTCCTTTTCGTTTTGATTAAGTTTACTCTTGACAATTTCTATTCTCTTTTCTAAAGGATAAGAGGATAGATTTTCCAACCCGCTGCTGGTCAATACCCTTACCAGATTTGAGCGTGTCATTCCAAGCTCTTTTGCCATCTCTGTCAGTTTAGAGATTTGCGCCTCGCTCATCGTAACAGCTAATACTTGCATTCTCATTGCAACTCCTTATTCGAACTTTCCATTCAAAAGAATTCTGACTATATCAAAGGATCTGTTCACTATTTTAATTCGCCTGCCTACCTCCTCAAACTCATCATTAGAACTGTTATGCCCAAGTTTACGCTTTTCATCGATAACTCTATATTCGCGAGTAATCTCTAAAAGTTCTTTGATTAATTCCTCGTCTTTTTCCATTGCTCCTCCTTTCAAAATGGGATTTCCTCTTCTACCTCAATGACTTTATCACAGGCTGCACATTTATATGAGCCGTCCTGCTGCTTCTTGAGCCAACGGTGATCACAACGCGCTATTTGTTCTGGAGTATTGCCAATCTCTTGTAGCCAATAAATATGAGCAATCTCTCCGATAACACGCTCGATTGTCTGTGCCCAAGCCTTCTCATCTTTTCCAAGTAAGTATTCAAGGTGTAGCCTTGTCGGCTCAGTAATTTCGATTTTCATTTCTGCTCCTTTTCACAAGCTTCATCTTGTTCTTCATTCCACCAGTCACTATAATCACACCACTTGCAATGAATGGAGTGTCTAACAGTAGTACGATTTAGTCGAAAGATAGAATGAACAGCACCGAATCCACCACAATTTGGACATTCAATTTCCTCAACCTGACGCTTGAATTTTTGGTCATTCATTTTGTCTCCTTTTCTGCCAGCCTACTAAGCCGACTGGCGGGCTGGCTAATTCGCTAATAGTAAATATATTCGACTTTACTTAACTTATCCATTACCGACTTCGCTGCTTTAATCAGCTTCTTTTGGATGCTAAGCACAGCCGAGAAAATGATGATATCGCTGTTCATCCCATCGGATTTAATTCTAATTGCTGGCAGGAATGAACGGAGTGTCTTGCCAGCCTCTACCCAAATAACCTCTTGACATTCCTCTGGGATTTGGTTTACCACTTCGATGACGAATTCTGTATTTACGAGAATATCGACGAACCTAACCCTCGCGACGGATGGTGAACGGGCTTCGCTCGTTTCTATGAAGCTAACCCCTGCATCCGTAAGTGCATCGCGTAGGATGTCCTCAAGCCCGTATTTTGTTACTGCTTGCGAGCTAATGAGTTCGCCTTGCCTTTTGAAGTTTACTGCCTCTATTTTGCTTTGATTTTGAATTTTCGTTTCCATTTCTGCTCCTTTTCTGCCAGCCTATAAAGCCGACTGGCGGGCTATCGAATTTACCTGCTGACGACTATGTATTCAATCGCCTTTTCGTAGATTGTGGTCAATGCTCCGACTAAATCTACCGCATCTTGGATTGCATCCAGAAGCTCTGGAGTGTCAACCGCCTCGAACTCTCGACCTAAATTTAATCTCATCTTTGGTCTGAAAAGCCTCGTGCTATAAATCTCCTTTCCGAGCTCTTTTGAGAGCTCATATTCTAATGTTACATCTGCCACTACTGTGAGTGCATTCTCCTGATTGAAAGCCTCGATATAGACTGCTAAATGTCCATTGTTGAAGCTGATTGTATACTCTCTATGTGAGAGATATGACTTGATTAAGTCCTCGATATTCTTTAGTTCTACTGAGTTTTTCAATTTGTTTTCCATTTCTGCTCCTTTTCTGCCAGCCTACAATGCCGACTGGCGGGCGGCTTATTTTAGAGGCTTACTTTCCAGCCATCACCCTTTAAGGACTGCGCCATATCCTGCGCTGCTTCTTTGGCTTGCTCACGGGTGTTATAACGACCAGTGATTAGCTCGCCTTTACTCCACGTTCCTTGATTGATTGAGACGTAAGCCCAGATTGCCCAATTGTCTCGGTTGAACTTCCCTACTTCTAACTTCATCCTTTTTTCGCCTGTGTTTTCCATTTCTGCTCCTTTTTGATTTGGTTATCCGCTAATATAATAGCATATAAGAAGAGGAATGTCAAGAGGTTATGCGGAAAGTATATAATACTTTGGTATTATTTTGGTGTTTTGGGGATAGTTTAGCCACTAATACTTAAGTATTAGACGCTATTTTATGGGGATTATAGCTTGCTGATGACCAGAATTATCGACCGCTCGATGGTCTCACTACCATTAGTGGTGATTTTGCAGCTAATCGTATATGCTTTGCCAGAATGTCAAGCACCAATTGGCAACTAATCTTAAAACATCCGATGTTTTAAGATTCAGTTAAACGCAAATAGCCACCGGGTTAGAGTGGCTATTCTCGAAAAGAGTGCTGATCCGCTATTCTTTTAGCTTTTTCTCGCTGTAACTATAACCTATCAGCGGCGTGCCCTTGATTGTATCGTGAGTGAATTCCCCGCTAAACACGGATACAACATAGCCAAGCAGCGCTGTGAGCAAAACAAGCCATTCGTTTACTTGCGCCCAGTCAACTTGCATTTTGAGCAAATACACAACAGCCACTGCCACGAACACGACCAGGTCGGCAATCTTGAACGCCTTATCACCTTGCCCGTCTTTTATCAGCCCAATGGCTTTGAGCAAGTTAATGAGCATGGACGTAAAAGCACCAAGCCCTGCCATACCTGCGATGATCATTACGATTTCCTCTAACATTTTATGCCTCCAAGTTATTTATAGTACTTAAGTATTATCGTATCAAAGATAGAATTTGTGCAACCAGCCAAGCTATTACTCCACCACCTGCCAAACCAGAAACCCAGTTCAATACCTTTATTGAGTTGGCCAATGATTGCGATATTATTATCAACTTATCGATTTCTTCCCCGTGCTTATCCGTGCGCTTTTCAAGGGCTTCGAGCCTGCGGTCAATTAGCGGATAGCGTCCCGCCTCTGATTTTTCTAACGAACTAACCTTTTCACCACTTGAAGATAAAGTGCTTTTGATTTCCTGAAGGTCTTTTTCCATGCGTGTAAGTCTAACAGATAATTCAACAAGTTGCGATTGTATTGCCGTATTCGTTACTCTGGATTGCTTCGGCTCGGATGCGTCCATACTTAACCTCATTATAAACCAATTTATCTATTCTCAACACGAATGTGAAGTGTTCGCTCGTCAATACGACCCATGTTAGTGGTAATTTTACAGGCAACCTTATACCATTGACCTACTTCACCACCAGAGATCCACGCCACAACTGCCCCGTTGCTCTCTGAACTGGATACGAGCGTGATACCTTCATCCACAGTTATCTCATACGATACTATTGTTTCATTAGGCGCAAGCCAATCACTTTCGCCGTGTCCATTTGTCTTAGCACGCCAATCAAATGGGTAATCCAATTTGGCATCTGGGTCTTTTCGCTTAACATTGCTCATAATTACCTTCCTCCATCATCACACGCTGGGATTACAAAAGTCCTATCCTCTGCTGGTATTGCAAAAGTCCTATCCTCTGCTGGAATTATATAGCCTCTACAAGCATTCCACATCCACCAATATAACCCAATATCTGTGCCATTCAAAATATATATGCCTGGTTCTAAGGACAAGACATAATTACGCCAAAGTGTTACTGGTGTGCCAGTTAGGACGTATATTCCCCCTTCTGCTACAAGATTATAACCACGCTTGAGGTTAATTGGTTCACCAGTAAGGCTGTATATTCCAGTGTCAACACTAATTTTACGTCCTGCCTTTAGCGCTAAATCCATACCGGTTAAAGTAAATGTGCCAGAATCGAGATTTAACTTACGTACTAAATTAAGCGTTATATCTGTTCCAGCAAGTGAGAATGTACCGGAATAAAGGCTCAGCATACGATTTGCCTTGAGCGCTGCATCTGTTCCAATAAGTGTGAATATGCCGGAATCGGGAATTAACTTATATCCAGCCCTTAGTGCTGTATCCATTCCAGTAAGATTGAACGTCCCATTTTCTGGCGTAAGAATATAAGTGCGTCCAAATGTTATATCGGTTCCAGTAATTGAATATGATCCAGAATCAAGATTTAGTTTATATCCAACATTGAGCGCAATATCTATTCCCGTGAGTGAAAATGCGCCAGAATCAAGGCTTAATTTGCGATCCGTTTTTAGATTAGCATCTGTTCCGGTCAGATTGAAAACACCAGAATCTAAACCAAGTTTGCGCGATATTTTGAGTATGGCATCTGTGCCAGTAAGCGTAAAATTGCCTGCTTCAGCTAAGAAACCATATCCTTTTATTAGGGCTGCATTTGTACCGGTAAGTGTGAAGTTGCCAGTATCTGCAGATAAGATATAAGTTCGTTTGAAATTAACTGGCGTTCCAGTTAGGCTGAATGATCCACTTCCTAATTTAAAGATATGTGTTGAGCGAATGAGTTTTACATTGTAGCCAGTTAGACTGAATGAACCGCTACTCGCTAAAAGCACATAGGTACGCTCAAAATTAACTGGCATTCCAGTAAGACTGAATGAGCCACTATCTGCTACAAGAGCGTAGGTGCGCTTGAGATTTACATCTGTGCCAGTAAGGTTATAAGAGCCAGAGCCAACGCTCAATTTGCGAGCTGCTTTTAGCTCTATGTCTATTCCATTAAGCTCATACATGCCAGATGCTGCATTTAATTTATATCCAACATTAAGCGCTGCATCCGCTCCAGTTAGAATAAATGAGCCACTTTCTGTCTTGAGGATATATGTTCGTTCAAATGCTATGTCCGTGCCAGTTAATGAATATACACCAGAATTAAGGCTTAATTTACGTCCGACCTTGAACGCTGCATCCGCTCCAGTTAGATAGAATATCCCAGCATCGACTGTAAGCTTACGCCCCGTCTTAAGTGCAATATCCGTACCAGTAAGGGCGAATGTACCTGAACCTAAAGATAACTTGCGGGCTGTTTTGAAGGTAACATCCGAGCCACTTAGGCTGAATGTTCCGGGATCAACGCTTAATTTGCGTCCTGCTGATAATGTTACTGTTTCACCAGTAAGCGCAAAAGAGCCAGAATTTACAGTCAGTTTATAACCCACTAACGGGAAATAACCGACTGGAATGCCGGCCTTGCCAAAATACTGGTCTAACAGAACGTAATCAGCGCTCAACAGAACTCCTCATTCTCCTCAAGCATAAAATGCTTAGACGGGGTCATTCGGATTTAGCGTTACAGCCGTCCGATTGCCAGAGCTATCTACTGTGGCTTGGATTCGATCTACATCATCACCAGTCGAACGGAACTTGATTGACGATGTCCCGCCACCACTTACCTTGCCAGCCGCAAAAGCTAAAATAATGCGAATTGCATCTTTTAGCGTGTAAGTCCCCTCAATATTCTCTGCAGTCGCCATTTTTGCTGCAATCTCGTTGCTCAAGGTTTCAAGCGTATCGCCACTTGCACCTCTTATCGCTTGAAGTGTGGCTTCGAGAGCCAGCCCTGCTTGGATTTCTGCAACCGCATCCGCTTTTAATCCTGAAGCTGTAATCCAATCGGCAGGCATAGTCGGTAGGTTAGTTAGATTTGTGGTCGTTCCCACCGCCGTTACATTTGCAACTGTGTCAGTAGCAGGATCGAAGTAATCGGCTGCAGGTTTTGTGCGTGCGTTGAATTCAGCCACAGTCGGTACATCCTTTATAAGCCCATCAAGCGTTGTGCCCGTGTCCTCAAGAATGGCTGCTGTGTCAGTCTTCACCGCAGCAATCTCATCAGATAGCGTTTCGAGCGTGTCACCATAAGCACCCACTCGTGCAACCTGTGTTGAACCTGTGTCAGCGGACTTTAGCGGGAACGCCGTGCTCTCGTCAAACTTGGCAGCTGTAATAACATCATCAGCGAGCGAGGTAACATTTACATCCAGAGAATCAGTCGAGCAAAGTGTATCGTATACATTTGCCGTAACAACCAGAAAGTCCTGCCATACTGGAAGCGCCCCACTTTTACTCACGGCAACCCGTAATCTGCCTAACGTGCCAGTATCAGTGGCATTGAGCGAAATATCGTAATAGCCGTTTTCATCGTGAGTTGTACTCGTGGTGCTGTTCTTTTGTGCGAAGTCACCACCGTTTTTACTCAGCCGAACATCCGCTTGCGCAATGGTCAAGCCCGTTTCAGCGGTCTTACCATCTGTGTCGTCAATAAACGGCCCAAGCTTAATTGTTGCCGCCGTGCTTTTTTTGAGTATGTTCATTAGTTACCTCGCATTCGTGCGTAATATTGGTAAATATTCAATATTTTCGTTAGAAGTTTAACATAACTTGTAGACTGAATATAATTTAGATAAAGTGTTTTCCCGCTTGCCGTCAACGCTTGCCAAGCTGTTTGAGAGGTAGTAGTAGGAGCGTATCCATATAAATAGTTGAGTCTTGATGACGGGACACCCCAACTAATATTATGACTTGCAAACCATCCTGTAGCAGAAGGAAGTATTAGTGAGGTGAGAGAGGAGCAGCCGCTGGCATAATACGTCATAAAAGAATTGCCAACACTGCCCAATTTAGATGTGTCTGGGATAGATAATGAAGTGAGAGAAGAGCAGTTGTAGGCGTAATAAACCATAAAATAATCGCCAACACTCGTCAGCCCAGATGTGTCTGGTACGGATAACGAAGTGAGAGAGGAGCAGCCGTAGGCGTAGCTATACATAAAATAATTGCCAACGCTCGTCAGCCCAGATGTGTCTGGTACGGATAGCGAAGTGAGAGAGCTGCAGCCGTAGGCGTAATAAGCCATAAAATAGCTGCCAACACTCGTCAATCCAGATGTGTCTGGTACGGATAACGAAGTGAGAGAGGAGCAGCCTCTGGCGTACGACCGCATAAAACTGTCGCCAACACTCGTTATTGGAGTAGCGGTAGTATCCCAACCAACAACAACCGATGCTTTTATATTTGGCAATACTGATGTTGTGCCAGAACCCATTCCAGATAAAGGCGTTCTGAATTGATAAACTTTTCCAGCCTCCAGCGTGCAATCCGTAGAAAGCCAAGTACCAGAAGTGCCCTCACGCCACTGGGTGCTTTTCACCATTGCTTTTGTAACCGACACTGCATCACTTGCGGTTGTAATCGTGGCAATTATTGCGTCATATGCTTGTGTCATGTTATATCCAATCGCAATATTAAATTCACATCAATCACCTCTCTAAAGCAAATCTCAAGTATCGAGCTTCAATAACTTGAGAGGTTATGCTAATGTAAGTACAGTAGCGCCAAAGTCCAGCGTAAAGGTCTCACCAGCATTCAGCGTAACATCTGAGCCGTAATCGTACCAGCAGATAAGGTCGTCACCTGTCGCGGTGTCGTTATAAAGCACCACATAGCGGAAAGGACCGACTGCAGCAGAAGCAGTCATCGTCAAGTCCTGCAATACTAAACTGTAAGTGCCATTAGTCTGGCTTGAACTTACCCGTGTTGGCGTTAACGGACTGAGATTTGTCGTGCTGACAGTCGTCAAATCCGTAAGCACTGCATTTGTGGCTACTGGTGCGTTAGTTGCATTGCATAATGCAACCTTGATGGTGTCGGCACCTAAATTGTGCTTCATTTCAGCGAGCGCCTCCACAAAACTATAAAACTTATTGAAATTTGCCATTTGTTACCTCCATATGTAACTATTATACTCAATGTAACTCTGGGTGTGCTTCCCAAAGTTTGTTAACTTTTTCCTCAAGCGTTGGCTCTGGCTCAGGATGTCCTATAAGCCCAAAGTAAGCCATAATATCGTCACTCGTGCCGTTCCAGCGGTCTAAATCCACATAATAGCTGTCAACGCCATATTCAGCTCCGTTACCCTTTTCGCAAGTCTGATGAATGAGCCATTTCGTTACACCTTTTGGCAATGCAGGCGGCGGGTTCTTTTCAGGCGTGAATTGCGGATACGGCAAGGCTTTTAGATAATGCGCAAGCCACCAGTCCACGCTGGGCAATTGCGATACATCCACGAACTGATTTATCCAGCCAGCCCTGCTGTATACGATTGGATAGCGTCCAGTCTGCGCTTTCACGTATTCAAGGCATTTTATAAGAGTGTCAGTAATTTTCGCTTTGGTCTGTCCGTGATCCAGCTCTACATCCAGCACCAAGCGGTCGGTTGCAGTGGGGCGAACGATGTTCAGAAAGTGCTGCATCTGGCTGATGGCAGACTCTTCGGGGTAGATAACGTGATACGCCATGCGGGGGACTGTAAGATGCTCCCACGAGTAGCGGAACCATTTATCCTGATACCCCCAGCTTATACCCGCTCTCACCGCAACGAACTCGCACTTAGCATTTATGATGTCAAAGTTTGGCTTGCGCTTGCCGTCCGAGCTGAACTGGTAAGCCGATATATCCACGCCTAAAGGAAACTCACTCATAATTCACCTCTTATTAATTTTATCACAACCAATAGCCCCATATCTCAATCCAGCAATCCATTGTTTCTGTCCCGCTTGACTCAAGGCTATAATAAATATCCCCATTTGCATCGCAATTACAAATCCCTGTAACAGTAGCCATAATATCCCCACCAACTGGGTAAAGTCTGATTTGATTATTAGCAGATGAAGCTGGACCAATTTGAAAGTAAGTAGAAGTGTTCGGGAACGATGCGGAATCTCTGGCTAATACCCTAACAATAAGCGCTTTAACTCCGTCTGGTATACCAAAAACAGCAGAAGTGTCAATTTTAGTAGCCGAAGTTGTGCTGCGGGCATCCCCATCCCACGAGGTTGAGGTTTTCGGCGCTGCTAAAAATACAGGTTTAATTGCCGGACGTTCCCATCTCTGCAGCCTTTCCACTTCCCGCTCGAGCTGCTTAATCCGCTGAATTACAGCATCCTCAAAAGCACTCACAACTCACCTCTCAACCTAACATCAATCTGCTCGCCGTTATCCTGATCTACTTTCACTCTCACGCTTGAGATATGGCAATCCACGTTATAGCCAAAAGCTTGAGCTGTTACCACATCACCGAACTGATAATGCACACCAAACTGCATTCCGGGCGTGTCCAACAACCTGCCCGTTAATATTTGCTTTGGCTTGTATTCATTTAAAACTTCATCACCATCAGCCTCTAATGCAGCGGTCGTATCGTTATCACGGCTATCCTTAAAGTACTCACGGCGGTTCCACTTGCTTGATCCAATTCTGGCGGTGTTATATCGTTGCACAGTCATTCTGGCATCCTCTTCACCTTTACCAGCAACGAGTACCCAGTTACGCTCATCAGAATGAAACGTGCCAAAAGCAGCCTCATCCAGATTACCATACTGCTTACCAACAAGTCGCAGATCTCCAGAAGTTCGGCTGTGGTCTGTGCCACGCTGACCCGCATAAGTTCTGAACTCAAACGTAGCAGGTGATATTCTAACCACGTCAAATGCTAAATAAACGCCATTTTCATTAGCAACATCAGCTAATTCCTGAAGCACAGTCAGAACATTGCGATATGCAAACGCTTTTGTAATGGACGCCCCACCTGCGCCTACATTATTCTGTACAATCAATTTTCTACGCTCAACAATTGCCAAATTGCCTAATTGCTCTCTAACGATAGCCTTCATCATATCATCAGGCTTACCCGTCTTTTCTGCCTGAGAGCTGCCTGCTTTCGCATAAACGATGGCTGTATCCAAGAGCCAATTGGCATCGGTTGCGTTAAGTTGGATATATTCTCTGCCTTCTCGGTCTGTGTAAAACTGCCAGTCCTGCAAAAAATAAGCGGTTTCATTTTGTAATTCCAACGAGCCGTGTTTTTCACGCCAAATTTCGAACAGTTGCCCTACAGCAAAATCCTCATAGCGCATGAGCTGACGAGGGATGGTCAGCACCATACTGCCAATAGTATTCTCTGTGCGCACATACTCAAGAGAGGTAAACGCCTGAATAACCCCTAATTTCACCCCAGCATCGGTATACCAGTCTACTTGGTATCTCATAGCAGCGCTCCGTCAATGCCCCAGAATCTTGGCTTCCACGCCATCCATGCTTTTGTGGCTGTGGTTGTGGTAGATTTATCCATGAACAGGCTGAGAGCGTTACTTCCTGGCTTTAGATAAAAGTTGCCATAATCGCTTCCAGCATTCACATACCGCAGAACGCTACCACGTCCTGCCCAAGAGGAAGTAAACTTCAAATCCAGCGGGTCAAAATTAAAGCTAATCACTTCACCCGCTAAAAGCGTCAAATCGTTGAAAGCAATTTGCGCTCCCGTAGAGTAATTTGTTATTGAGTAAAGCTTTCCGGGACCGATAATCTGTATATAAGGATAAGTATTAGCTGAACCGCTGGAAACGTTAAGGTTGAGCGCAACCACACTTGATATGGCATTTTCTCCAGATGCCGTTGTTGAAAAACCGCCAACTATATATAACGAGTCATTTGAATCCTTAATAATCGAATTAATATTAACATTGCCCGGTAAGTCTATATCAAGTGGTTGATATGCTCCTTGTACACTTTTCACAATTCGGTCCGCCAACGTTAAATGCCCGGCAGAGGTAAATTGCCCGCCTAAATATATATCCCCATTATCATCACAATAAACATTATAAACATAATCATTTACTCCACCAGCCATTAATGCCCCCCAATTATTTCCCCGCCATGCTGCCACATAATCAGCATTGGCATCACCGCCTGCATTAGTGAAATATCCACCGATAATAATCGTGCCATTGGGATTAACATCAATTGAATAGACACTGTTGCCTAATTCCGTTGCGCCTAAACTTGTAAATGACCCGAATGCCGACCCATCCCACCAGCAGATATAATTGCCATTCGTTCCAGTTGCATTAGTAAAATTGCCACCTATCAAAAGAGAGGCGCCATGCGATTTTAATATAAGGACGGTATCATTTAATCCAGTTGCAAGCGGAGCCCATGCCGATCCATTCCAATAAGCAATACGTTTACAATTAGCATTTCCGCTCGCAGAGCTAAAATTGCCGCCAATATAAATTGTTCCGTTTGGTATAATTTCTATTGCTTGTACTGTGCCGTTAATCCCACTTCCAATCGCACCCCATTTGTCAGTCGAAACAGTATATTTAGCAAAGTAATCTGCATTAGCGATTCCAGCAAGATTCGTAAAAACCCCACCAACATACAAATCACCGTTAGCATCAAAAGCCATGGTATTGATAGAAGTTATCGTTGCCCCTGTTACTGGGTTACCAACAGCTTGCCATACTTGATTAGCTTTACTCCAGCGTGCAATCCCTTTCGTATTTGCAACTCCACCAGCACTTGTAAATGCGCCACTAATATAAATATCGCCATTTGGAGCTTCTTTAATGTTTACAATATTTCCCCCAGTCACTCCCGCCAGCGGATTTACATATCCAGAACCAGTCCACTCGCACCACCGTCCGCTCGGGTCACGCCTTACGATGTAATCAGCAGCAAATTCTGCATAAAGGTCAAGCTCGCCGCCTTCACGGTAAGCGCCGTCCAGCAGCCCGCTCGGAATTTCGAAATTCAGGATAGCACGCTGGTGACTCGGCAGGTCGGGAGTGTCGGTCAAAGTAGCTGGTAAAGGAATGCAGCGGATGTCAATTGGATTAGTGGCTTCATCGCCATTATCAGCAAAGCCCTGATATCTCACAACCATTTCGCCTTCGAACAAGTCAGGTCGGATAGCGTCAATAATTGCCTTGCGATTAGCCTCGATTTCACCCAGCGTATCGCCGATAAAATCTACTATAATGCTAAATTGTCTCGACTTGCGGATATGACCCTGATATAGATCACCGCCAGAAGTCATCTTAGTTAAAATCTGATTCCAATCGCCGTGCCCTAAACCCGTAACCTGAACCAGCTGGCAATAGTCTTCTAAATCCAGCAGCTCACCACCAGTTTTACAATCCATTGCTCTGAGCGATGCGCTATTTCTCGATGCACCTTCCCAAGAGTATCCTTTACCCTCATAACCACTAATAAAGGTGGTGGCTTTATCCGTTTGCTCGAATTGAACGCCGTCAACATAGAATGGCAAAGTAGAGCTGACCGCATCTCTGGTAACTTGCACTCTGTAATTAGTTACACTTTCAGTTGCTGATAAAGTAACCTCCATCCTTTGCCAATAGCCAGTGGCGGTAAAAGTTTTAGTTGCTTTCACCACGCCCGTTGAAGTGGCAATAACGATACGCATCGGCTGACCGGCCACACCTTTTACATCACAGCTAAATGTATATTTAAGACCGCTGGTTACTTTCAACCCACGATTATAATAAGCCGTCCCAGCCGTTCCGCTTACAGGCGTTACTTTCATAGAATAAGCATTGCGTCGTGTTTCATCTCCAGAGAGAGAAAGCGAGGCATTAGTACCCTTCCAGTAGGTTACTCCTTCAGGCGGGTCAAAGCGCGGATTCCAAATCTCATTCCTGCCTGCCTTCGGCTTCACTATCCAGAATTTCTTTTGTGTCAATACAGGTGCGGTCATGCCCAAGCCTCCATAAGCTCAAATGCCGTCTTTACATCCGCTGGATTGCTGGATGTCGGCATTGTCAAATTGTATACATTCCCACTTTTATTTACGCCTGCCCGAACAAGAGCGTCAGCGATTGCCCTACCTATATCGTCATCATTTATGCTCTCTTTGGATGCGCCGCCAGATAATGCTTTGCTCAACGCCCTTTCAGCATCTGCACGGCTCATAATGAAGCCGTCAGCCGACGGAACGAATAGCTCGCCACGATAGCCGTATTCCTGCCAAGTATATGGAGCGCCGCCTTGCACCGCGCCACCTACGGCTTGGGCTATATGTCCAGTTGCAGCATGATATACGATAGTGCCCATCCTTGTAGGTGGGCGATAGTTATCTATTGCGCTGGTATCTAATTCAAGCTTTACAGGGAGCGCTTTCAATCTCCGCTCTTCTATCTCATCCAACTTTTCCATAACATCATCAACATTGTCGTCAATTTCTAACGTTTTACCTTCTGGCAAATTTTCAATATCCCAGCCGAGTTCTCTTATTAACAGGTTATATTGTGCTTGATCTATAATGCCACTGGCTAACAGCTCCTGATAATAATTGGTCTGTTTAGTTGCTGCAACTGTATTCTTATCAACCAACCCCATACTAACTGCTAAATCATAAGCGGCTTCAGCACTCAACCCTTCTGAAGCTATTCTGAACAGCAAACTCTCAGAATAAGAGCGCATTGCAGCATCGGCATTGTTGGTTGCGTCTGCGACTTCCTGTTGAGCAGTAGCTGCTTCTTTGTTAGCTTCTTCTAACTGTTTTGCCGCAATGGACTGCGCAATCATAGACTCAGCGGTTTGGTCAGCAGCAACGCTACTATCACCAAGTATTTCGTTTAGAGCATCTTGTGCAATTGCTAACTGTTCGGCCGTTACAGTGCCCATCCCATTGTGAACACCGATTTCTCTCATAATAGCTGAATATTCATCACCAGTTATAAGCCCAGATTTCTGTGCATTCCTCAATCCATTAATAACATTTGTGAACTCATCACCAATCTTAACGTTGTTAGTAAGATTATCTGCCAAAGTAGCCATTGCTGGAGCGAAAACGTCCATTGTATCAGCCATGCTAAGTTTGATTGCATCGCCCAGATTTTTGAACGCCGACTCCATTTGCATGATTTTTCCAGCACTTGTCTCAGAAATATTACCGACCCTTTGAATCTGTTCTTCAGCTTGTTGGAGAA